ATAGGAAATCAAAGTAAGATGGTACTGACGGGTGACTCTGGACAATCAGATTTACCAAGACATATTAGAGGTGGTTTTGTTGATCTAATAGAAAATTTAGATGATATCGACGGAGTTGGTATTGCGTTTCTAGAATCTTGTGATATAGTAAGAAATCCAATTATAGGCAAAATTTTGAGCAAACTAGAAAAATATGAAAACCAACCATAAAAAATGTCTTCTTTTAAATGTAGACTACACTCCAATTGCTTTAATTAGTTGGAAAAGAGCAATTGTTTGGTATTTTAAATATGAACACGATAAAGCTTATGGAATAGATATTATTGATTTCTACAAAAATGATAGCATTAAAGGAGTAAATAATAAAAAATTTCCAATTCCGGCAGTTACAAAAACAAAAAAATTTTTTCATGTTCACAATGACAAAGTTGTATTTTCTAGGAAAAACATATTTATTAGGGATGAATATACATGTCAATATTGTGGTAAACAATTTGATTATAGTAAATTAACATATGATCATGTTATTCCTAAATGTATTTGGAATCGACAGACTTCTTCTACTTGCTGGAACAATATTGTTACTGCTTGTGTAGCATGCAATAATAAAAAAGGTAGTCGTACTCCAAAACAAGCAAATATGCCATTAAGGAAAATACCTGTTAGACCAGAAAGAAAATTGAGATACTTGCCAATATTTGAGCATCTATCTACTATAAATGAAATCCCAGACGAATGGAAATTGTACATACCGGAGTTCTAAATGCCAGAATATACCTATAAATGTTCTCATTGCAATGAAAAATTTTCTGTGATTTCTTCTATTGAAAAATACAAAGATAAAGAAAAGTGTTCTTGCGGCAAAAAAGCAGACAGAGACTATATCAATGACTGTTCTACTATAAACGGAAATGTTAAGAAATCAGACGGAGAGCTTAAAACTCTAGGTGATTTAGCTAATAGAAATAGAGACAGAATGAGTTCTGATCAAATACAAGAAATGAATTACAAACACAATTCTTACAAATATGAAGAACCTCAAAAAGCATTACCGAAAGGTATGAAAAGAATGAAAACACAAAAAACAAGGAGTAAACCATGACGGACGAAAAAACAACAGCATACTACACTGTATTAGGTAGTCATGACTTTTTAGACGATAATGAAGCACCAATGCTTAATGATGACGCTAAAAACGTTTATGCAAAAACTGTAACCGTATCAGATAGAACAAGGTATTTTGTAACAATAGGACTACACGGTAAACTTTTTAATCCTATGGGTATGTATAGCGAAGGTAGAAGAGAAAAATTTCTTTCTAAAATTGGTAAGACAGAATGGAATTTGAAAGAAGTTAATCCAAAGATTTTTAATATGTATATAAAATTTTTGTCGACTAGAAATATTGCGTGGTTAAACAATGCACAGAGGGAGTTAATATAATGCCAGCCAAAAGAACAAACAAAGCGAAAGATTATGCCGTTAAGTATCTACATCAAACAGCTAAGATGTCTATTGAAGAAATAGCCAAAGAACTTAACATTAAAGTAGAAGACGTTCAAAAGATCGTAGACAGTACTGCTGAACCTAAAGAAACGACTAGAAAAAAATCTAAGGTTGAGAATATGATGATTACAAAAACAAGCGGCAAAAAAAATAGTGGCGTTGCTATTATGACAGAAGCTGCTTCTCAGTATAACGATGAAATGAAGAAAAAAATACAAGCTAAAAAACAATTGCCAAAAGGTGTCAATAAAATATTTGACGACAAATGAATAAATATATTTCAAAGTATTCGAATGGTAAAGAAGTTTCACCAGCTCAATATATTACTGAAATCGTATGTGAAAAGAAAGCAAAACAAAGTAATGAGGATCTTCATTACAGATTTTGGCTGAACAAAAAATGGTCTAGTTTTTATAAACGTCAAATAGCCAAAGCTCATAAATTAGTTAAGGAATATAATCCTAAAGCAATTATTAAAGCATTAAATGATCCTAAATTAGCCAGAGTATATTCTTTACATAGTCCTTTTCTTTCTGATAGTCTAATAAAAAAATATGAAAAGATTATAGAGTCAGAAAATCAGGAGTTAACCAAAGAATATAATAGACCAAAGGATATCAAATTTAGTAAAAAAACAGGAACAAAAAACATTATCTCTAGATTAAAGGACATTGAATGAGCACAATTACACAAGACATTACTAAAACTTTTGGTGAAAACATTATTCTTACTGGGCATTCGATAATTGACACTAATAATGTCATTATTCCGGTAAGTCCTGTTCTAGACATTCTACTAAATGGTGGTATTCCAGAAGGATCTTTCGTTATCTTGACAGGACAACCGAAATGCGGTAAAACAACCACATCTTTAGATTTTGCTGCTACAGCACAAGACCCTAAATATGGATACGGTTCTTTTAAGGACGGCAGAGAAGTGTACTACCTTAACATTGAAGGTAGACTGAAGAAAAGAGATCTACAAGGAATACCTCATTTGAATCCAGAGAAATTTCATGTTATAGGTTCTCAGCAAGGTAAGATTCTACACGCAGAAGAATATCTACAAATTGCCGAAAAATTAATCAACGAAGTGCCTGGAGCAGTAATAATCATAGATAGCTATTCTGCATTATGTACAGAAGCAGAAATTACTAGTGATATGAATAAGATGCAAAGAGCAGATGGCGCTAAGTTATTGGCTAAGTTTTGTAGAAAAGTAGCTAATGTAATTCCTGTCAATAAAAGTATTGTTATTGGTATTACTCATTTGATGGGCAACCCAACAGGTTATGGAGCTGAATTTAAAGAAAAGTCTGGACAGGCTGTTGCTTATCAGACAGATATCAAATTGAGAGCAAAAAAGTTTAGTTCTTGGACAGTAGGGAACGACACATCTCCGATTGGACAAGAAGTCGAATGGCAAGTAGTTTGTTCTGCTTTAGGACCACCAGGAGCCAGTATGACTAGTTATATTAGATATGGAGAAGGAGTAGATAAGAGAACCGAGATCGTTCAATTAGCTTCTGATGTAGGAGTTATTAAAAAAGGTGGAGCTTGGTATACTTTATCTCATTTAGAAGACCAGCCTAAATTTCAAGGTGTAGAGAAAGTAAGACAGTATCTCCTAGAAAACCCAGAATCTTACGAAGAACTGGTAGGCAAAGTAAAAGAAATGATGGGGATAAAAATATGCAAGTAAAAGATTTGGAAGGTAAAATATGCAATTGGAATTTAAGAGGTCATATATCACATGGTAATACGAATAAATCTGAACCTCATTTACTAGCTAGAAAACTGATAAATGACACATTTCCAACCTTGCAATCATTAGAGGAAGTGCCTATTAACCTAAAGAAGGGTGTCACTCTATACATGGACTTCTACTTGCCCCTAAAAAAAATGTGCATAGAAGTACATGGAGAACAGCACTATAAATATGTTTCGTTCTATCATGGGAATATGCTAAATTTTGTTAAAGCACAAAAAAGAGATAGAGAGAAAGAAGAATGGTGTGCAATTAACGGAATAAAATATGTGGCTCTGCCATATAATAAAAATATTGAAGAATGGAGAGATTTGATTATCAATGAGTAAAACATCCAAAGAACTAGTAGAATATTGGGACAAAATTTTAGATGAATACGAAACAAATATGGGTTTACCCGTATATACAAACAATGCTTTGTCAGAAACAGAACTGCAAGAGTACTTGACAATGAACAGAAATGTGTTAGAAAAGACAAGCCCAGAAGATTGTGCTCAAATGGCATATCGGTTAGGTCAATATGCTTTTCATTTACAAAGAACACTAAATAGAGAACAAGCAAGATTTAATTGGGCAGAAGAAACCATAAAAGATGTTATATGCGGTGAAATTAATAACTACAAGGGATACGGATATTTAGAAAAAAGCATTCAGGCTATCAATAATAATGAAAGGGCTGTTGCTTTAAACTCGATCAAGAAACATGCTAAACAAAGAATGGACAGGCTCAGTTTTTTGGCCAACAATATTAAAAATCTTTCTGATATTTTACTATCTATTCAAAGGAACAAGGTGAAAAATGGCACTTGAAAAAGAAGATATAATGGCATTGATATCCATACTACAAAAAGGTTTGGAAACAGACGAAGATACTGTAACCGAAACATCAAAAAAGAAAAAGCCTGCTATTAAAGTTAAAAATAAAAATCAGAATCAGACTAAAGACAAAAGAGTGAATAAGTTTTTAGAGATGCCAGAAAGAAATATGCATCGTGAAGACTCCAAGATAGATAAACTGCTAAGTGCTAATGCTCCAAGAGCAGCAAGAAATAGATCATTTCAACCTGTTAAAGTTAGGTGTAGGTTATGTGGAAAAGAAGAAGAAATAGGAAGATCATATGTAGAATCTTTAGAGAGATATAAGTGTAATAAGTGTTCGGCAATGGCAGGTTAAAAAATAATGAATTTAGCAGATCCGTCGGCAGAAAGAGCGGTCTTAGCCGGTATATTTAATTATGGAGACGATGCCTATTTGGAAGTTTCTGACATATTGTCAGAATCTGCTTTCACTATAGATAGCAATGTCATCATTTATAAGTGTCTGAAGAATCTTTGTGAAAACAACAGAGAAGTAGACTTCGCTTCTGTTCTATCAACAGCAGAAGAGTTAGGCGTTGCTTCCCTGCTCAATAAAAAAGAAGAAATACAGCACTTAAAAGCTGTTATTGCTTTTCCTGTAGGTTTTTCTAACATTAGAAAATTTGCTGGTAAAGTCAAAAAACTAGAGATTACTAGACTATTAATTAAACAGCTTGGGTTAGCTCAAGATAAATTATTAGAAATTAATGGAACAGAAACAATCGGTAATATTTTAAGTATTGCTGAAGATACTGTATTCAATTTTACAAATCTCTTAAGCGATAATGACGAAGCACCAAATCATATTGCCGATAATCTAGAAGAATACATCAAAGAACTGAAAGAAAATCCTATAGATCAAGTGGGTATTCCTACAGGGTTTCCCATTTACGATCAATCAATAGGTGGAGGTTTAAGAAAAGGTACTGTCAATGTTATTGCTGCCAGACCTAAGACAGGTAAGACTCTTTTATCTGACAATATGGGATACAACATAGCTGCTCAAGGTGTGCCTATTCTAAATATGGACACAGAAATGACTAAAGAAGATCATATTAATCGTATTTTAGCTATGATGACAGAAACAGAAATTAATCAGATAGAAACGGGTCAGTTTGGGGAAAATGCAGACAAAGAACATAAAATAGGAAAAGCTGTTGACAAATTAAAAGATACCAGGATTTTTCACAAGAGTATTGCTGGTAAACCTTTTGAAGACCAGTTAGGTATTATGAAAAGATGGTTAGTCAAAGAAGTTGGGTTAAATGATGACGGAACAGCGAAAGACTGTGTTATATTTTATGATTACTTAAAATTGATGGATACTAGTGGCATGACTCAAGACCTAAAAGAATATCAGGTCTTAGGTTTTATGATGACTCAACTTCACAACTTTGCAGTGAAATACAAAGTACCAGTTGTTGCGTTTATTCAATTAAACAGAGACGGGATTACAAAAGAAACCACTGATACAGCAAGCGGTTCTGATAGAATTATCTGGTTATGTTCTAATTTTACAATCTTCAAGAGAAAAAGCGACGAAGAAATAGCCGAAGATGGACCCAATAACGGAAATAGAAAATTAGTACCTCTTATCAGCAGACACGGAGGAGGACTAGACGATAATGACTACATCAACTGCAATATGAAAGGTTGGTGTGCCAAAATTACGGAAGGTAAAACTCGATTAGAATTGATAAATAATACCACCTCTAAAGACGAAGGGTTTGTAATTGATGACGACGAAACTGAAAAAATCTCGTTCGAGTAATGATCAGTTTAAACTAAAAATACTTTGTGATCTTTTATGCGATAACATAGAAGAACTACTAAATTATTTTGGTTTAGAGTACAAGGCTAATGAAAAAATGATAAGTATGTCTTGTCCAATACATGGAGGAGATAACCAATCAGCAATTAGTTTGTATTATACTGGAGATAGTTACAGAGGTAACTGGAAATGTAGAACTCATAATTGTGAAAAAGTATTTCAAGGCTCTATTATAGGTTTTATCAGAGGCGTCATATCTAATCAAAAATATAATTGGGTTACTGAAGGTGACCAATATTGTTCATTTAAAGAAGCGTTAGATTTTGCAACAAAATTTGTACAAAAAGATCTAAACAGTATTAAAGTATCAAATATAGACAGAAATAAAAAAACATTCACAAGTCTGATGAACTATATTGACACAAACGACAAAAATGAAGAAAACAAAGTTAGCAGAAAAGTTATTCAAAAGAGTTTAACAATACCATCTACATATTTTATAGATAGAAATTATGCTGCAAATACTCTAGAAAAATACGATGTAGGACTATGCGATAATCCCAAAAAGCCCATGTATAATAGAGCCGTAGTACCTATCTATGATAATAATTATCAATACATGATTGGGTGTACTGGAAGAAGCATATTTGAATCATGTAAAATTTGTGGAGCTTATCATAACCCTTCTAGTTTCTGTCCGGAAGAGAATGACAGATGGAAATATTCTAAATGGAAGCACAGCACAGACTTTAAAAGCCAAAATTCTCTATATAATTTCTGGTTTGCAAAAGAACACATTTTAGCAAGCACCATAGCTATTATTGTAGAAAGCCCTGGTAACGTCTGGAGATTAGAAGAAAACGGCATTCATAATAGCCTAGCTATATTTGGTTCGTCTCTTAGCGACAGACAAAAGATATTGCTTGATTCAAGCGGAGCAATGAATTTAGTTATATTAACAGATAACGATGAAGCAGGAAGAAAAGCTGCAGAACAGATAAAAACAAAATGTCAAAATACATACAAAGTTTATATTCCTTCTTTTAGTGCCAGTGATATTGGTGAAATGTCAAGTGAACAAATAGATAATGAAATCAAACCTTTTCTGGAGAATATAATATGAGTATCATAGCTTTTGCTGGGAGAAAACAATCAGGTAAAACTACTTTGGCAACACAAATAGTTAACTGGCTGTATGAATTAGACGGATTAGAAGACCAAGCGATTGTTTACAATTTTGCTGATCCGTTAAAAAATGTTTGTATGGATATTCTTGGACTAGGTTTTGAACAATGTTATGGTACTGACCAAGAGAAGAACGAACTCGTAAACTGTTATAAAAATGGTAAACAGATGACAGCACGAGAAGTATTACAAATGGTGGGCACAGAATTCTTTAGAAGTATTCAGCACGATGTTTGGGCAGGGGCTACAATTCGTAAAATTCAACAAGACAACCCTCCAGTAGCTTTAATAGCAGATTGTAGATTTCCTAATGAGGTAAAAGCTGTTAAAAAAGCTGGTGGTGTTGTGATTAAACTAACAAGAAATTTATATAATTCAGATCATGCTAGCGAAACAGCTTTAGATCCTGAAAACTATGATCAAAATAATTTTGATTTAATAGTATATAACCAAAACATGACTATTGGTCAGCAATGGCAAGAAGTAATAAGATGGATACTACAAAATAAAAAATTATGATAATAACATACCTTAGAAGCTCAAGCTACGGAACACACAATATGTGTGAACAACAATACTTTATTGAGTATAACTTAGGCTTAAGATCTCCGTCTAATCAAAAAGCCGACAAAGGAACTATAGTTCATAAAGTTATGGAAATATTAGCAGATATTTCTGTGGCAGTATCTAAAGGTCAGCCAACTATTGAGGACGAGATCTGTGGTGAGATTAATGTATTTGATCATAATGTTGAAAAAATCACTGATCAAGTTTATGAATATTATACTAGTAGATTTATCCATCATCAATGGAAGCCATTAGATCTTAAACATTGCAAGAAATGGGTTGAAAAAACTATAACTGTGCAAAACTGTAATTTTGATCCTAGAAATCAAAATATCATACAACCAGAACAAAGATTTGATATTGAAATTAAAAAACCTTGGGCT